ATCATCACACTTCAACGACCAAGCATACCAACGGATGAATGCCTCACGTCGGTTTTCTTTTAAACGATAATCCATTATTTCAAAAAGTCTTCAAGTGATGGTTGATCCATTAGCGCTGCACGCAACCAAGACTTACCAACAGTATCAATAGCAGTCTGTGTCTTGGCTTTCTTCTTCTCACCCCATGTGTAAGATTCTAAACCTTCAGCAAGGAATTGCGCACGAGCCTTTGCTGGTGGTAATGCTTGAAGTGGGTTTACAATGGCGTTGTCTCTGTACGCAATTTGTTCGGCACGTGTAGGGAATAGTGGTTGGTCTGAGCGGAGTGAACCAGTGGGATCAACTGCCCAAAAGACCAGCCCATTGCGATTGTGCCAGCTGACAGAGGATGGGGTACAAGAGATTTTAAGTCGTTGGACTTTTCGTTCTTCGACTGCATATTTGATCCACGCATCCCAGCACTTGGACGCATATCCTTTACCTTCTTGACCTTCGAGTGTGACGATTTCGTAGAGGTTGGCATATCCATCCCGATTAAATGTAGCAAAGATTAAAGAAACAACTTCACCGTTGACTTCATAAGCCATCGGCAGAGACTTATCGTAGTTATGGAAACGAGTCCACAATGAGTGTGCAGCCGATAAGAACTTGGTGTTCTTACCAGCTGGACTGCTTTCGATAAGTTGTTGTACTTTGGTTGAGTTTACAAGAATCATAATTGATAGTCCACTGCACCTTGAATATCTACTTTCTCTAAAAGATGAGACAAGTGTTCATCGATAGTATGATAGATGTTCATAGACAGCGGCACAGTTGTATAGTTTAAATTGGCACGTTTTGCAACGTTAGCCGTAGAAGTAATTATACACCCATTATCCAAAACTGTCAAGTATAATGGACGCTTACCGTTGCGATACGCACGGATGGTTCTATCAGTTCGGAGTTCGCACACTGCAAGGCTTGCATCTTTCCAATGTTCTAGTGGGCTGTAATGCTCCAATGAGCGGAGTAAGAGTTCGGTGTCGTTCTTACCTTCGCATGCATATCCGTGCAAGACTTCCCAATCAGCAGGATCGTGCTGAGTAATAACACCATTATGGACAATTGACGTGGTTGCATTTGCTATCGGCTGGTTATACAATAAATCGCTAGTGCTATATCTACAGTGACCAATAAGGTAAAGAGTACCATCGTCATCAACCATATCCTCCAAATCATCTAGTTTTCTGAACTCATCCGCTGGGACAGGTTCTTTAAAGGTATGGATTACGCCACCCCTGAGGTAGGACAATCCAGTCGCATGTAAACCACGAATACGAGACTCGTGGAATACACTTCTAATCATATCAAAGTCAGTTGCTGTGGGTTTTTTAATCACAGCACCGATAACTGCACACATTAGAAAAAGCCTTCAAGTGAATTTGATTCAACAGACAGTGGGTGGTACTTGTGCAGAGTTTCTACACCAAGTTTAGATTCCAAGTAGTTATACCACTCTTTGTCTTCCCACATACCTTGACTCACACCATTCCACAAGTGACGGGCAGAGCCATCTTCATTCTTATGGCCTGGATGTTCTTTGTCCAAACGACGAGACTCAACATACTCATATCGGCAGTCTTCATATTGCTTAGAACCAAGCTCAAGCATCTTCTCACGGAAATAGCAAACAAGTGAAACACGTTCTGCTTCTTCATCAAGCAATTTGATTTCAGTATTACCGTGCATAACTTCGTGATTATTAATCAACAAGAGATCACCTGGACGCACGTTCACTGCAACACGATACTCAGGAGCCACAAGATAACAACCAGAGTAGTTACCATTGTTGGACAATACAAGCAAGTTACTCAAACCAGATGTCAAATCACCAGCGTCAAAGTGACATGCTGTGCGGAATGTCTTGTTTACTGTAACAGTAGTGAATGGAGTCCCTGGAATTAAAAAGCCACTATCAACTTTACTTGCAGATTCCATTTGTGCAGTGAATCGTTTTGGCGACAAGTCCTTGAAACCCTTGGCAAGAGATTGAAGGAATGGAAACGCCATGGCAAACTTTTCAGGTTCACGTTGAGTGTACGATGTTGCACGACCATAAGGGATGCGTGGGTAACGATCGAACCAACCAGCGATACCAGACATAACACCATTGGCGTAAGTAGTAGAGCAGACATACTTCTTAACAACACGATCAACTTCTTTCTTCTTGTCGTCGTCTGACAAGTTCTTAGTAGCATCTACCCATGTTTCAAAGTCAAAGTTATCCTTCTTTACCGCCTGAATACCCCAGACGTTGTTACGTGTAGAAGCGGTATCTTTCTTACCCTTGTGGCTCTCACGAATATCTTCTACTGGATCGTCTCCATATAGATTGGCACCTGGATTTGAAAAGTATTCAATAATGTCTGACTCATACTCAGTGACCCATTCACGATTACCCAACTTCTCATTACGTGGACCAGCAGCCATGCCACGGTTCTGTGTTTCTACTGCAGCTTCACGAAGCCCAGCATACGCTTGGTCTTGCTGTTCTTTAGTGAAGTAGTTCTTACGGAACTTTAGGATAATTCTTTCTTCAGTTCCAGTCATCTCAGGGTGACCTGGAATTTCTGGCATATAAACATCCATGTCTTCTTCAATAAGAAGATCATAATCTTTTTCTGTAGGGAATTGTCCTTGCATATGAGAACAATCATGCTTGATTGGTGCTACTAATATTTTAGTCATTTACTTTCCTTAAAATTTCCAACCGTCAAAACTCTCAGCCTTAGCACGTTGACCAAAATCACTCTTATCAAACATCGGTGTATCGTTCTTCATGTGACCAGCATCTGCCAGTCCTTCTTGAGCCGATGCTTCTACATCGTAGAGTTTCATCTTTGCTCGATCAACACCAATGATGAATCGTTTGTAAAACCCTGGATCGTTGTAACGATTCTTAAGTTGTTTAACGATAATCTGATTCAATTGCTCTAGTTCTTCATTACTCACCAACGCAAACATAAAGTCAGCAGTGGCAGGTAGACCAAAAGATTCTGAGGTATCTTCCAGCCCTGGATCGCTGTTAGTATAACCTGAACGAGTAGTCTGAGTAGCCGATAGAATCGGAACATTATACTCAACTGCAAGACCACGCAACTCTTCAGCGATTGCCTTAATATATGTATAAGAGTTAACAGAGCCACCTTGCTTCATACGCTGTGAAGCGCAGATGTTCAGATAGTCAATCATAATGATGTCGGGAGTAAACTCTCGTTTCAATTTCAACTCTTCGAGCAATGCTCTAAAGTGTCCAGCGTGGGCACCAGCAGTTGGATATTCTTTGATGATCAACTTACCTTGAGTCTTCTTGGCCAACTTAGCCAGTCTGGATTCGTAGATATCCTTGTCAACAACCTTCAACTCGTCCATGGTTAGGTTCAAGAGGTTCGCATCAATACGTTCAGCGATACGTTCTTCAGCCATCTCCATTGTTATGTATAAAACATTTCGACCAGCACTTAGAGCACCAGCAGCAACGTGACACATAAACAAAGACTTACCAACACCAGTACCAGCAAGGACGATGTTTAGAGTTTTTCTTGACAACCCACCTTTGGTAATCTTATTGAACAAGTCCAAGTCGAATGCAATTTTCTCTTCAATGCGATGATAAAACTCATAACGAGAATTAGCGTCATCAATGTAATCATGACCAACATGATTGTCGAAAGATACAGCAAGAGCATCGGAAAGGATAGAAGGGATTGAGTCAGTGGTGTAAGTCTTGTCCCTACCTTCTTGGATTCTGATTGACGTAAGGATTGCATTATACACCGCCTTGTCTTTACAAAACTTCTCTGTGTTGACCAACATCCAATCATCATTGGTTGGAATGTCAACTAGAGTGTCAAGGAATGTACCAACCTCGCCAAGTTCTTTGTCGTTGAGGTCTGTACGGTTACTTACTTCAATCGCCAAAATCTCTTTTGTGATTGGCTTGTTATACTTCGTGAAGAATTCTGAAATCTCTCTAATTACAACTGACTCTTTTCTCTCGCTAAAATACTCATGCTTAAGAAATGGAATTACTTTTCGGCAGTAATTCTCATCATAAATCAGTCTGCTCAGAATCTGTTGTTCTAATCTCATCAACCCCGCCTGTGTAGGAAATACTGTTTTGCTGCAATTGGTCCATAATGATGAACTGCAACAAGTCACCAAGATATTGTTCTAGTTCTTCTTTGATGTAAGTGACACCCGCATCTTCATGCACCTCATACTCGAAGTGCATTTCACAAGTGTCAACCTGTTCATCAAAGCGAACCGCACCGTAAGAGAAGATTATACCTGAGTAATCACCTTCTGTCAACTTCAGTCGATCTTGTCCAGTCTTGCTGTTCTCAAGAACAATGAATGGTGGTTTAGCTAAATGATTACTCATCGAATTCTAATTCCTCTAGAGTCTTGTCCAATGCATCAGACTGAATCATATCAGACTGACCCATAGAGTATTTGTTCTTGATGTAATCATAGAACGACTTCTGAGTCAACAGTGGCATCCAGAACTCTTTGGTATCAGTATCCTTGAGACGATACTTCTTGTCTTCAACAACACCAGTCTCTTGGTTTACTTGCGAATACCAACCATTGCTAGGCTTGATAACGTGTCCTGATTCGAGTGCAACATCAAGTAGACCAGACCACTTGCTAATACCACCATCGAAAGATACACTGACAGGGATCTTAGATTTTTCTTTAACATAACGAGATTTTTCCACGTTGATAATGAAGTTGTAACCGATTACTTCAGTACCTTCTTTTTCTTGCTGACGACCGAGAATAAAGATGTTGTCGGCAGAGTAGTATGAACCAGTACCACCACCAACGATATCTTTCGGATACAAACCGATCTCTTTATATGTATGGTTCACTACAACCATAGGGATGTCTTTGATAGACAAGTGAGGTGTGACCATACGGAACAGAGACTTCATCTGCTTGGCACGAGACATATCGGCAACAGACTTACCATCCAAGGCATCATCAACTTCTTTCTTAGAAGCCAAGTTACCAATTGAGTCAATAACAATCATCAGACGATCTCCACGATCTACGTTCTGAAGCTGTTGCATGATGTCGAACTTCAGTTGTTCTACGTCAGTGATAGGTGTATGCAGAACACGATTAGTATCAATACCAAAGGAATCAAAGTAAGACTGTGGAGTACCGAATTCAGAGTCATAGAACAACAGAGCAGCTTCTGGATATTTGTCAAGGTAAGACTTAGCCATCAGCAAACTGAATGCAGTCTTAAAGTGTTTCGATGGACCAGCCCACATTGTAAGACCTGGAGTGAGACCACCATCAAGACGACCAGAAAGGGCTACGTTGATGATTGGAATTGAAGTAGGGATCATATCCTTCTTCGTAAAGAACTTCGATACATTCAAGACCGCAGAGTCTTTGATTGTAGTGTTCTTTTTAATTTTATCTAGAATGCTCATATTAAACCTTCACAAATTCAAGTAATTGGGCTTCGTTCATCAAACCTACGTGACGTTTGACTTCATTCTCTTGAGCATCAACTAAAATCATAGTTGGAACAGAACGAACTTTGAACTGTTGAGTGAGCATAATGTTCTCATCAATATTCACATCTTCGATTGGAACTGTGACTTTATCACCAGCACCTTTAACTACCATGGACAATCCTTTACATGGACCACACCACTCAGCGTAAAATTTAAAAACTTTCATATTCATCTCCTAAAAATATATTATACACTATCCCCATATGCAAAGCAATTATTTCTGGGGAACATCAAACACAAATGTAACTCTTACCTCATCACCAATATTCTTAGTTCCATGGGGTAATTTATTATTGAACCATAGCAAGGTTCCAGGTTCTACCGTAACAGATTCATCGCCTACTGTGTATATGTATCTGCCTTTGATGGACAGATGATAGCGGTCTCTGGTTTGGTAGTATTGTCCAATATCAATATGCTGTCCTACTTCACCACCAACTGGGAGTGAAAGAAAACCACAGCGACTGACTTTCTTAAAGTGTCGTTTGACAAAGCCGATAACTTCAGTGTGGTGTTTGATAGCTGGAGTTGGAATACAAATCTCTGTATCTCCAACGTAGTCTCCAACCTTTTCTATACCACCCATTACAAGTTGCAGCACACCAGCTTGGACAACTGGGAATCCGTAAGTGAGCATGGACTTAGCTCCATCCATTCTCGTTTGAACTCCCCAGTCCTCTGGATGCTTCTCCAGCTGTGCCAAAATCTTTGACACGTTGAGTCCTGTTTTAATAATGCGAATGTTCTTCATAGTAATCCAAAAAGGTTAAATTCCTATATACTTATATGAAACCATTTACCTACCTTATTAAGTGTATCCCAACTAACCAAGTTTACTATGGTGTTCGGTACTCATCAAACTGCCACCCAGACCAACTCTGGAACTCATACTTCACATCATCTAAAAGAGTTCATACTCTAATCGAAAAATATGGAGTAGAAAACTTCCAAACTCAGGTAAGAAGGACATTCTTAACTGCAGAAGAAGCGGTTAGATGGGAGACTAAAGTCTTATCTAAACTTAATGCTGCTAAGTCAGAGGTCTGGCTAAACTGTCAAAATGGAGACTACAAGTTCAAAAACAAAGGTGGATATAAACTACCAGAGTCTAAGAAAACTAATTTTAGAAAACCTAAAAGCGAGTCCCATAAACAGTCTATGAAAGATCGTTACAAAGTAAAACATAAACATTATAACGACGGCAAAAAGTCTTATTATCTTCCAGAAGATTCTCCTCTAATAACAGAGTTAAGCCTAAAAGAAGGGCAAGTTATAACAAAATGTCCACATTGCAGTAAAGAAGGTAAACTAAACGCAATGCTTAGATGGCACTTCAATAACTGCAAGACATCACCCGAAAAAGTCCTCTAGTGAACTTTGTTCTTGCGTCTTCCAACCCAATGGCTGTATTACAATTTGTAGCGCATCCAAGAATACCTTTTCAAATTGTTTGTCATAGTCAATATATGTATGCAATCCAAACTCCTTTGGTAGTTCTTGGCTAAACGCAATCACGTCTTCCTGTAGTGGGTTGGGTGTACGAACATACACAAACTTAATCTTATCACCATCTCGAATCGCAGCGTACTTCTTATCGATACCATGCTTCTTGATGTAGTGATTGTAAAGCAGGGCACCACGAACATGAATTGGAGTACCCTTAGAATAGATCGGAGAACCAGCGTACTGTTTCATACCGTTAACACCACGAGGGAATGCTACATCAGCCAGAGGCATCTGATCGAATTCTTTCTTGAACTCAGTCACATACTTATGCAGTTCTTTCTCATCACCCAGTAGGATAACATCAATAGAGTCTTTCAGCTTATCACGAATGACGGCTGGGGTTGAAGACTTAACCATCTCAAGACCCATGACCTTAACCTTCGGCTTAGCAAACTGCACACCTTCGGAGTTATGGACGTTCATAATGTATCGCTTCTTCGCAGTCCAGATAGCTTTGTCGGCAAGAACTTCTCGCTTCATAACCATCTTCTGAGAATATGCATTCATGTACTGAGCCAATTCCTGATAACCAGTATCAATGAACGGTTGGAAAATCTCTTCACAGACTTTGTCCATGTACTTGATCTTTTGTTCGGTAGTCTTACCAGAGCAAGTATGTTCAACCAGATTCTCGAGAGTCAGGTAGATTGAGTCAGTGTCGATGGCAACGATGTAATCTTTACCTTCGGTCTTCATGACCTTGTTCATGTAAGCATTGATCTTGTTAGCCATCCAACGAATGGACAACTGACCAGATGTGGTAATACCTTCAGCCATACGGATATCGAAGTATCGGAAATACTGATTACCCATCGCACCGTAAGCAGAGTTTAGGGCAATCTTCATTGCCATCTGCAAGTTGTTCAGTCGGCTAATCTCTTTCAGGAGATGAACCTTTGTCTTGTCGTTCTGATACTCTTGTTCAACTCCAAGCATCTGCTTCTTAAACTTGGAACGATCTTTGTACATCTTCTCCATCAACTCGGGCATGAAGCCTTTGATGTCTTTACGATAGCACCAGCCGTTGGCAGTTACAGTTAGATCTCGCTTGTGTGCGTAGCTAGTATCGGCTTCTTTGGTGAGCAGCTTATCAACAGACACTTGGAGTTTCTCTGAAGTCAAAGTCTCTGGTGAGATGTTGTATTGCATAATCAAGTGAGGGTACAGTGAGTTCAAGTCAAATGAAGCAACCCACTTGTGAAGACCAATCAGCGGATCCTTGACGAACGCACCTTCGAACTGCGCATCTTTACCAGAGAACGCCTTCGCTGGAATCACGATACCCTTGGCACGAAGATGGTTATAGATGATAGAGTCCCACATACGAACCTGCGAGTAAACGTCTTCCATATTGATCTTGGCTTGATACGCCATCGTTAGATGCAGTTCAAGCAGACGCATCTTGTCGTCCATTCGGTCAACCAACTCTACGTCATGAATGTTATATTCAACGAATTGTTGCCAATGGTTTGTGTAGAAGTCTTTGAATGAATCGCCTGGATTTTCTTTCTTTCGGTCGCCGAGTTCTTGTTCAGCAATGTAATCAAGACGATAAGACTCTTGCTTTTGGTAAGTATACTTCTTGTACAGTTCTAGGTAGTCTAGCTGAGCAATACCTACGATGTCGTAGTGAATCTCTTCATTACCTTTGATGAAAGTCTTACGCTCGTTAACATAACCCCATGGGCTGATCTTGTTAGCGAAAGAGTCACCAAGTTCTCGAGTGATACGACGAACCAAATAAGGCACGTCGAAAAAGTCAGTGTTCCATCCTGTAACAGCATCTGGATAATTATTCTGCCAGAAAATCATAAACTCTTTAAGGAGTTGTTGTTCTGTTGCACAGTTGATGTAAACCAGATCGTCACGATTGTGAACGAACGCACCAACACCGAATGTGATGATACGCTTAGTGAATAGATCTTTAATCGTGATCAACGTCACTTCTTCATTGGCAGTTTTGATATCTGGGAATCCAGACTCAGTCTTGGTCTCAATGTCGATGGTAAAGATCTTGAATAGATCCATGTCCCAGTTAACAAGGGTATCGTAAGTGTCGCTGAGATATTGATAGGCGTAGTTGGTCTGTCCATAGACTGGAAACCCTTCGATGCCTTCGTAACGTTTGATGAAGTCACGAGTCTCTCTGATGGATCCAGGCTGGACTTCATCAACGAACGTACCCTCCAGTGTTTGCCACTTGGAGGGTTTCTTTGCTGGGACATAGAGAGTTGGGGAGAAGTCGATCTTACGTTTGTAAGATCGACCATTCTCGTAACCACGCACAAGGATCTTGTCTCCGAATGCGTGGGCTGATGTATAAAATTCCATTAGTTCTTTCCGTACATTAACATCATTGCGTCGTATGCGCAATCATGAACTGGATGGTGTTTGATAACTTGTGCTCGTTCAAAGTCTGGATGATCAACACCACAGTAACCATTTGATGTGCCGTACAAGATATCTACTGCAGTGCGAACGTCACGCCACTGTGCGTATCCTGTCAACGGCTCCATGCCTAATTTTGTAGCCAATGAATCAATCACCAACTGATCAAGAGAACCACGTGCCCACATAGTTTGCTTTTGTGCGGTGGGGTGCTTGCTCATATATTCGTAAAGGACGTTCATACCTTCTACGGCAGTCAAGTCGTAACCAGATGGCTCGAGTGAAACCTTACGAACATACTCGTGTTGAGTCTTCCACCACTCAAGAGTGGACAAGGTTACAGTACGACCCATCTCTCCTTGTTCCTTTGCTTTGAACTTAACAAAGCAAGCCCCATCAAGCATCTTCTGGTAAGAAGGTTTTTCTTCTGGGTCGAAATACACTAATGCTGCAGACAGAACTACAGCATTAGATTCTACACCAAGTGTTTCAACGTCGAACATAAACATTATCGGGACTCACCTTCTTTAGTAAACAGAACCCTAATCTTATCTTCTTTTGACCACGATTTCAAATATGAATTGTCTACATCGCAAACTGCAAGGGCTTCTTCTTCAGAGACAACTCGATGTGATACAATCTGTTCACCTAGCCACTCTTGAGAAAACTCTTTTGCAGTTTCCATTGTCACATCATCAAGCGCATACTCTGGATGATCAGCTGGTGCTTCAATCACATAGCGCATACGAAAGGTGGAGATCGCATCCACCATCACCCATACTTTATCAGACATTTTGTTTTCTTTCAGCTTCGTGTTTGTCACACAGGGTACGAATCCAACCACCACTACGACGTTCGCCTTTATCACCGCAGGTCTCACAAGACTGATCAGCCCATGCTTCTGCCATACGAACCATACCACTAACTTGCTCGTCACCACCGTCGTAATAGAAACGGAGACCACCGAACTTTTCTTTGATCTGAGCCACAACTACTTGTTCAACAACTTGTTCTTTCCTGTTAGCCCAATCAATGTGGTGTTGGATGTTGGAGCAAAGAGTTTCAATGATGTGCCACCAACCTTTACCTACAGCAAAGCCACCATATGCTCCAACAAACATGGCAGGGTACTTCTCTTCCATTCGCTTAGCGAAGTCGTCATACTCTTTCATTTCATCCATTATTATCTCCAAGTTCTATGATTTTCAGCGATGTGTTCAATACCATCGTATTCACCCAGATGCCATTCAATACCATCTGGAATTTCTACTACAGACAACTCAGCACAATCACCCCATGACGCCTCGCCCATCTGCTCAACAACCTTTACAAGAGCTGGATCAGTGCGATCGATCTGATACTCACTCCAGAAGTTTTCGTCTGCGATACTATCCTTGTAGTATTCATAACGAAGCCACTTACTTTCTGGATTCTTATCCACAACAACCATAGCAATGCCAGCTGCTGCAGCATACTTCAGAATGGCTTCGTGGCTCAAACCGAAACCACCGAAGCATTTATTGATTACAACTTTCATTTAATGTCCTTAGAGGAGTCCGCAACTTCTTTGTCATCACGAATCTCGAGAATGATAGGCAGGAACAGAGATTCTTCTCCAGCTTTGTTCTTGATTCTAGTATTATACTTGATAGCGGCGATTTTGTCAACTATATTCTCGCCGAGATTCTTGCGTTGTTCGTCAGAGAAGCCAGAGCCAACTCGAACTTTAATCACACCATCAGCAGACTCACAGAGAATTGCACCAAGCATTCCTGCATACTTGCCAGTACCTTCTTCGATGCCAACGATACGCAAGTCACATTCTAACTCGCCCTTGAATTTGATCTGGGTCTTGGAACGTTTGTCTTCCCAGACACCACTCAAGTCTTTCAGGATGATACCTTCTTGACCCATGGAAAGGTAACGCTCGAAGATAACATTGGCTTCTTCGATATTTTCTACTGTGGTCTTTTGTACCAAGTAAACTTTCTCAGGCTCATGAGTCGCCAGCAGATTAGCCAGTGTATCGATACGTTGAGAGTATGGAGTGGCACAGTAACCAGCCTCAAACAATACGTAAGGGATAATGTCCCAGACAGTGGCACGAACTTTTGCAGCATCGGCTTTGGAGATTGTACCCTTGTTGGCTTTGTTTAAGATACCGTTACCAGTCTGACGATCTAAAATCTTGTCACCTTCCATGACCAAGAGTTCACCATCGAATACGCAGTCCACAACTCCAGCCATATCAATGAAGTCTTGTTCAAGATTACCCAGCAGTTGAATTTCTTTGCCGTTGCGTGAGCGGAATTCGCACTTACCATCACGAACGATGGCGTTGAAACGCATACCATCCATCTTCAGTTGGACTGTGGCTGGCCATTTGATTTTGTCCACCAACTTTTGCTCGAACGGTGAGCAGAGCATAACAGGATACTCGTGCACCAAGCCCATCCAAACTTTGTTGGAGGTTGATGCTGAGAAACCAGCACGTAGATCTTTCTGGATGATTCGCTCCAAAACCTTAGCATCATCGGGTGATACAGCTTCCAGCATTGACTTTAGGTGATCAATGGCGGCATTACCAGTAACGATTCGTTCTTTTAGGTCGTATAGGGCTGGGAGAATTGATGCTAGAGATGCTGCATGGCTAGTAGCGTTAGGGGTGTAAGCAGGAATCTTACGAATGTAGAACTGAGTGAATGGACACAATGCTAGACGAATAACTTCACGCAAGAGTTCATTGTCTTTGTTGGCTTCCAACTGTTCGAGTTTGAAGTTACGAGATGCATTTGCGGCGATGCCGTCTAGGAATTGATTGATGTTCATTTTAACTCTTTGAAGGTTCTGTATTTTGTATAGAAGGGTAGAGGCTTGGAAAACTTCTTAGTAGTCTTGGTGTCCACGTTGTAGAATGCAACCAGCTTTGTCCTAGTATCATTGACGTAGTAGATGTGATTAGAAACCTTATGGCTCCAATCACTGGTAGTTTCCTGTAACGCTCTCATTTTTTCATCCAAGTGCGAGCACCAGATGGAGCCTTCTTTTTAGTCTCAATGACTTGGACGTGACCACCATGTTTGAGAAAAGCCTTCAATTGCTTTTCAGTTTCAGCACGCAACTCAGCTTTTGATTTTACTTGGAACATGTTATACCCTTTATTAAACGAAGTCGTAAGCAAATTCACGGGCAGGAGCGCCGATGGGAGTAACAATTATACCACCAAAATTCATATCGTTCAAGACAGTTTTGATCTCAGAGGCAGTCTTTGGTGAACAAGTCACAAACAAAGAACCACCAACAAACTGGGCACACTCGCCAGATTCCAAGTAGCCATCGATCTCATTCAAAACAATCTTTTCGAAACCCATTCTGTTCTCCTAATCAACTGTAGTTATTATACACCAGATAGGAACCTAAGACAACAACTAAATGCAATGACCCTACAACCCGCAGGGGATTGTAAGGCGTTGATTCTACAGGGGTTTTGGGGAGCTAGAAGCCTCTAGAATAGAGGGCTAGCGAAGGCGTTTTAGCCTGTGTAGAGGGAGCTGGCGGGGGCGATCTCGATACCAGAACCGAACATACGGCTATATTCGTTGCGCATGGCTACAGCAGGTTCTGCTTCAGAAGCAATAGCGTGTCTAAACAGATAAATTTTGTCACCTTCGGCATACGGCATATAAGGTGCCAGACCAACTCCAATACCATTTTCGGTTTGTTGGAGCATAATAGTAGCAGCACCTTCAACAAAGTAACCAGCATCTGATCCAGCAGTTATACTGCCGATAAGTTCTTCACCACTAATCAATTTAAATACTTTAATTCCCATATCATTCCTCTATAACAAGTTGTTCAATAAAATCTGCTGCAAGATTTTGGTCCATGAAGAAATTCACATTCGTCCTGTCCATATCAAAACAGTGTCGACTCACTACCATAATCTGTTTGTTTTTAAAAACAGATACCTTGAGTATCCAATTGCCACGAAGAACCGTGACAAATGAAATTAGGTTGGGAGAGAGTCTTGCTTTCATACCTAATTATTTAGGTATTGTTGCGTCTCCAGTAGAAGTCGAACGCATTATAATTTGTTTTTATTAACATATCATAAAACGCAATTCTATCTAAATAAGCATCTTTCATCACAGTCGCTGTAGTTGCTGGTTGAATACCAACAATAGCATCTGACTCACCATACTCACTAACGATTGTCATATCATTCTTTCGAGCGATATGTCTCATGACTTGGTTCTCAGTAAGACAGTGCATGAATACTTCTTTAATACCTTGTGTGCGTAACCAAGTCACGGCACGATCAAACATATCTTGCGCTAATCCATGACCACGATATTCTTTATTGACAGAACAACCAAGTTCAGCGTCATCTTTCACAACTGCCGCATGACAAGCTGCAATAATATTACCTTCAGCGTCTTCGCACCCAAACCATTTTGACTGGTCGTTGAAAGAAGAATGTACGTAGTGCTCGATGAAGTTATCAGAAACCATGGCACCGAAACGTAAGCGACGGTCTTCTCCTTCAAGAGAATTTAAATGTGCTACTATAGCATCTCGATCTAATTGGGTTAATTTTCTTGGGATCATAATTGAATATGGGGCTTACGCCCCATTGATTAGATCATTCGATTTCTTGCCACTCTAGCATAATACTGTCGCTCAAGTTGTTCGACATGCATTTGGTTTTGTGGATTTTGAGAAAGAATGTATTGTTCCAGAGTTTGGGAACGGTCACGAAATACATAAACGAAAAATTGTTTTAGTACTTCTAACATTATTCACCTTCCTGTAGGAACTGTTTTCCAGAACCAGTTTTAACTGGAACCTTCTTAGCCTTTGGAACTTCTGGTACTAATTTATCGAGAGCGATTTTCAACATACCGTTGAAAATTTCAGCATCTTTAACTTCATACTGATCACCAATAGCCCAAGCACGTGTAAATGCACGGTTGGAAATACCTTTGAACAAGAAGTTATCTTCAGCTTCTTTAGACTCTACATTACCCTTAACGATTAGCTTACCGCCATCGATGGTGACGTCGATTTCGTTTTGTGCGAAACCTGCCACAGCAATTTCGATTGTGTAGGTATTGCCATTCTTGCGAACGTTAAATGGTGGGTAGTTTGGGATGTTCTTTGTCAAGTCGTCATGCAATGCTTGCATTTTCTCGAACTGTTCATCGAAACCTACGAAGAACTTATCGAAGTCCTTGAAAGTGTCTTGACTAAAAAATGATGGTGTGAATGGTTTTGTCATTCGAGTTTCTCCTATTAAGCGAGTTAGTGATAAAAGTGTCTCCCCGAAGGCAAGACAGTGCCAGTTACTTTATCTGGCGACAATTACGTATGTCAGTTCAATTGCACGGACGCCTATACCGTAGACGACAACAGCCCTAAGGTGGGTTTGGTTAGGCTGCTGGTGTTTCAGCAGTAGCTTCTGCGGATGCCGCAACAGCTTGTGGATCACCTTGTTGTTTGATCTTAACGATCAATTGGGCGATCTCATCAAACGGGTGCTTACCCAAAGAACGAAGAATAACGTTTACTTCATCTACAGTCAATTCAAGTTTAATCATTTTGCTTTTTTTCCTATGTTGTATTTTGGAACTAATTCCCACTGGTCTTTTTCTTTGTAAGAGACCACCTTAATTTGAGACAGCGAAGCCTTTTGTTCAGCTTGTGTAGTATTTAGGATCTTTAACAGATCCCAGTCCTGTAGCAAACTAGCAATAGCATTGCGTCTCTCGATATCACCTGCGGTAATATTCGATTCTTTACCATCGAGTGCAAACAATTCCTTGAAGTGCACGATGAAGTATCGACCTTGTTTATGTAAAATATGGCAAGATTGATATAGCTTTTGTTCTTTTCTTGAGGCAATCCCGATACGGGTTAGAGTTTCACGAACCTTTAGAAATGCATCTGGTTCTGGCAACGTCACCTCGAGCATGGACTCAGGAGTCCAGTCGTAATAAATCACTTCAACAGTCATGATTTTCCACCTTTGAATAATTTTTCTTTTATCATAATCAAGTGTTCATCGGAAAGGACACTGAGTGCCTCTTTCGCCCTTTCGCTTGAATACCCATAGTACTCTTTTACGAGTTCTAAAGAAGCGGATTCAGCGTCGGCTTTTGCCCATTTACTGAAACGTCGTTTCTTCGAAATAGTATTTAGGAAAAAAGAAAATTGCCAGTCTGCAGGAATATCAGAATGTTGATTCATCTGATTAGCTTGCATAACTGTATCGGGGAAATATCCCAAGGCTCGGTTCACAATGAACTTTACCTTGTTATAATCTTTAACTGCTTCTGGATCTCCTGATAGTAAATCAACTTTGGTTTCATTGATAGCTTTCACATAATCAAATGGGCTCATATTACAGTGGGGTGTAAGCATGAATCAACCAACGCTTGGCAGAGTCTTGTGCTTGTTCAAGTGTATGGAATGTTTCAAATTGAGACTGGCAAGTTTCTTTATCGGCGAACTCTACCATATAATCTTTGGTAGCTTGCTGTTCGATATTAGCACTACGTTCTTCTGTTTCGTATATGGTGTTCATTAAAATCCTACCTCTTTTAAATTATCTGGTGTAGCGATGAATCGCTTTTCTGGGTGGCGTTTAGCAAGTTCGATTTCTAATTCTGGACGAGTTTTACCTTGCGCCATGAATTCATCAGTGTCCGTATTAAATACATAATATGCACCATTATGTATCTCAATTTTAATAGGAATAGTATTCTTACGAATAGCATCAGATTTCTCTTCAATATCACCCTCGAGTTCTGCCAATAGTTTATCAACTCGACGTTTAGCAAGTTCCTCTCGAAGGATCCAACCTAAAATAAACCCTAAAGCAAATACGCCAAAAGACAAAAAATCTTCCATATCATCCTCACTTAAATTTACATTGCATCATAATCTCAGTCAACGCTGCCATGATATTTAGTTCATGATCAGCGACGAATGCTGCCTTATACTGATAATCAGCTAGAACCAAAACTAGAGATGGGATAGACCCAGCTTCCATTGTTGTGGCAGAATTGTCATACAACTCACGAAACAATGCAACAGTATCAGCATCTGAGTTCTTTCCAACCCACTTACGAACCTCAGCGTAATTTTTATCTTTCAGGTGCTTGACTAATTCTTTATAGGTTTCTTCTCCAAGATTAACTAAGATACCAGAGTCAATCTTACCAGAAACAGAATAGCGTTGAAGTTCATTCAATACTCGACGCCAGTCTGGAAAGTGTTTAGTCACCAGTTCAGCTACAACTTTAGGATCAAACTCAATACCTTCTTGTTTCAAGATCTGAGTAGCACGTTTGAAGAATGTGCCAGCAAGTTGCTGCTTGTCTTTATTCTCAATCTTGAATTCTATAACAGCACAACGAGAGTGCAGCGGTTCGATAATCTTGTTCTTATAGTTACACGTGAAGATAAAACGACAGTTAGCACTATACTCTTCCATGAACGCACGAAGTGCTGGTTGAGTAGAGTTGGCTTGAAGATAATCAGCCTCATCGAGGATAACAATCTTCTTAGCATCCGTTAAGGAAACTGTAGAAGCGAATCCCTTAATCTGGGTGCGAAGTGTGTCGATGTGACCACCTGTATCAGAACCGTTAAGGATAATATACTCAGCACCAATCTCGTTACACAGTGCTTTAGCTACAGTAGTCTTACCGATACCTGCCGTACCTGCGAATAAAAAATGTGGGAGTTCACCCTGATCAATGTACTCTTTAAAAGTCTTCTTGAGTGCTTCTGGTAGGACGCACTCATCGATCGTTTGTGGACGATATTTCTCTACCCACAAAAACTGGTTATCACGTGAATCAATCATAATATATCCTAAAAATTATTGTTGGTCGAATTTAACCACAATATTGTTTTGTTGCAATAACACTTTATGCTCAATGTAAACACCTCGTTGAACATTAGCCAAGTATTCATTATACTTGTTTAATTGTTCTTGAACAACTTTATCTCCATATGTAGTATGCAGAGTCTTAGTGATATATTGTTTATCATAAAGACCAAGACCATCCATAACCTGCGCCCAGTTTGGTGCATTAAACATATTATATTCATCCATAAAATATGTCTGGTTTGGTAATGTTTTCTTAAATGTTTCCAAGTGTTCTTGTACGAAGTCTGTCTTGGTCATCATTGATGGTAGTGCTCTCCAAAATTCAGTATCATCACGTTTTGTTATGTAATGCAACTGAACGAAGTCTACGATATTATTAAAACAAGAAACAAATTTACTGTTATACTTTTCTGAAATCTTACGATCTAGCTCCCAAGAACCAAACATCCTAGCCAAACCGATAGACTGAAGAATAGAATTACCAATACTAGAAGCCTCTAGTGGTTCTACAAAAGAAGCCGACAATCCGATAGAAACGCAATTGTTAACCCAAAATTTATCTACACGTCCTGCATCAAACTTAATGTCTTTGGCTACTTTAACTTCTTCTGAATATACTGTCTGAACTTCAGCATGGGCTTTAGTAGAATCAATAAAATCATCACAGAACACGTACCCATTACCATATCTCCCTTGTGTAGAAATTCTCCAATTCCAACCAGAAGAAAGAGCACGAGACAGAGTGTGCGGTTTCAAGTCAGAAACATCTTGAGTTGGGAATGCCAATGCATGATTCATCGGCAAATACTTTTTATAAGAAACCCACTTCACTCCAAGTTTGGAGGAGATGATTCTTTTCATACCACTACTATCAATAAAGAAATCAGCTTCGTGTGTAACGCCAGCAGTATCTGTTAGAGATTCGATGTCACCATTCTCTTTAACTGAAACGTCAGAGATAGTTGTATGAATAAAATTCACACCTCGCTCAGAACAAATCTCATGGAGAACTTCGTTTAGTTTAAATGTGTTGAAGTGGTATTGGTTTGTGCTATTAATACCACCTTGCATGGTCACAAGATTGGTATCCACCAAAACATCTTCAGTTTTAATACCATTGGCAATCAATGATTTGATAAACAAAAGTCTGTGTCCAGTGTCTTGACCATATTCAGAATAGAATGGATCGCCCAAAGAGTGGAAATAGCTTTTACCATCTCCATTCCAATTCTCGAACTTAATGCCCTTCTTAAGAGCAGCATCAGTTTTTCTAACGAGCATGTGGGCATTAATATCACAGTAGTCCATGAACATTTTCCAATGTTCAGTAGACCCCTCACCAACACCAATGATACCGATAGAGTCAGACTCTATAACTGTAATGTTATACTCTGGGAAAGTTCTTTTCATTACTAAGGCAGAAATCAGACCAGCTGTTCCTCCACCCAATACCAAAATCTTCTTCATACAATCCTTATAGTTAAGTAATTATATTTATTAGAATTCAAATGAAGAATCTGCTTCAACAGCTACGTAATAAACCAAGTCACCTGCAGCTTTGAATCGAGAGATTTTCTTGCTTGAGATGCTAACAGTATAGTCGTTAGGAATCATCTTCAAGTTTTCTACTTTCAAGTTCACACGGAAAGACTTGTCAGTAGTGCCAACATTTGCGCTATAAGAGTTACCAGTGGTATTCTTCTTATCACCAACAACAACGCTCATTGTGGAACCGTCACCGATGATAGAAACATCAGAAGCACGCAACACAGAAGCAGTACGATGAATCATATTCAACATAGCAGCAGTTGCAGTAAACTCAATCTCATGGGATGGGAATGTGATAGCTTTTTGTGGAGCAGTCAACACGCTAGCATCTGCAGCGAAATACTTGATGCTTGAACCACCTTGTTCGATTTTAACGAACTTGTCGCTAAAGGTCAACTCTGGATCTTCAAACAAAGACATAGCACCCAAGAACTCATTCAAGTCGTAGATACCAAAGTCAGGGAATGTCTCAGTCACAGTAGCGTCTGCCATGACGTTCTTTTGTGCAGAGATTGTGGACAACTGATTACCAGCTTTCAAAAGAAGGTTGCTATTGATACCAGCAAAGTTCTTAATTAGGGCAACTGTCTCTTTAGATAATTTCATATTTTCTCCAAGTAATAATAACTATGTATAAATGATTATACGTCAAAAGGCTCTTTCAGCCAAATTTATTTTGATGCTTTGTACAGATTAAACTCAGCGACAAGACGCTCATGTTCTTTGTGTGAACAGTACAGAGTCCACTCACGAACAACATCTGTAGATGTAATAGAGCCATCGCTAGTAGTGTAAGGTTCAGATAACATATAACCTAGGATAGTCTTGTAACCATCGTGACCATTATTGTTGCGCTCGATCGAGAATACATTCATCGCATTCCAGTCGACAGAAAAACTAGCCTTAGCAAAGTCACCCTCAAGACGTTCTTGATATTGTTTAATCTTATGATCTAACTCATTAACTCTTTGCTGGAGTTTAACATTTTCAGTAGCCAGTTTATAGGACTGGTCGTCCTCTTTCTTTTCCCAAGACCACAGACTCATATTATTCCTTTGAGTATTTTACATCGTGTTCATACAAGAACATTAAGCAACACATTGCGTGCGCCAAGTGGTGAATACCTGATTCGGGATCTAGTTCTTCATTATCTTTGTATGCCCAGAGATGACGTTGCGCTGCGTCGAAATAACGACGCTTAGAATCTGGAACTTGCTTCCAGTTATCTGGTTCATACTTCTCTGCACCAAATGTGAGAACCTTTACAGTTTCAGCTAGGGCGAGTGGAGGCAGCAAACCATATTGCAGTTTACCACCATCAAATTTGCGACCACCAGTGGTGGCTTTTTGTGATTTCTTAACTTCGTCAGGTGTAGCCATTATGTCTCCAAGAATGGGGCTGGAGAAATCCAGCCCCGATTCAATTAGCCTCGAGAGAATGCAGAAGCACCAAGGATAGCATTTGCAGCAGCGACCATGCGCTTGCTTGGCTTACCAATACGGTACTTAGTAGTCTCTGTGCCGTCTGCCAATTTAGCAGCGTTGCTATAAACACAATGACCTTGTGAGCGCAACAGGTGAATCGCACGATGTGGATTCTTCAAACCAAATGAGCCTGCAATTTGCTTGGCAGTAAGTTCAGCACCAGTGGACAGGTGATTCAACAGCTTAGCTTGTTTAGACATATAATAACTCCATAATAAACCATCAACGAAAAATGCCAACAGAGGGATGGCGTCCTCTGTCAGCAGAAAAGTAACCTATTTGTAATTAGACTTCGATACCATTCTCACGCAGAATAGCGTTAAAATCTTCAGTTTCGTCATCGTAAGTCATAGACTCATCGATGATATTCTGCAGACGATTCAGGTCAGACTT